CTATCCGCAACAGTGAGAAACTTCGGAAGTAGAAATGAAGTTCTTTCGGGAGACGTGGTGTGGTATGTTGCTGACGGTCGAGTATTCCAAGCAACCGCGACTGGTGCGCCTGGTGCTAATGTGAACTTCGCAGAAAGAACCAGCAATGGTTCGGGTATCCTAAGTGCGAGCGCTTTGATATTCTCCACGACAGCTGGTAACGGTACCGTTCTAAATGAAAACGGTATGGCAATCTTCGAAGGTGGTGATAAAAGAGTAGTTATTGGAAACCTAAGTAGTACATTCAATGCACCGACATAATTGATAACGGGGGGTGTAATTCCCCCCATTTTTTATGGATACCAAATGATAGCAAACCTATGCGCGTATAAGTACCCCGTCATATATGGAAACTGGGCGGAGATGTATTGTTATGTAACCCTCGCTCTTTCTAATCTTGGATACACAGTAAATAGAAGTCCTTATATAGACTCTCCCAGTTTACAACACATGACGGAACAGGGAATTGTAGACAACCCCGATGATCTTTATATTTACAACCACACGTTTTTAGAAGAACTAAACACGAGAGGACTTATACGGGGACCCAACGTCCTTATATTAAAACCCACGGGACCTACATCCAAACACTTTACTATTGACCCCATAGGATACGCTGCGGCCTCGTCGATAACCTACACTAAACCCAACTTTGAAAACTATGACAGCACGTCGTTCTTTAATACTGACGTAGTAAGTTACATCAATGATAGAGAATCCAAGTGGTCGGACAGACAAGATGAGTTTGGTTTCTTACAAGAAGAATTAGATGTTCCAAATGATCATGTTTTGGTTATAGGACAAATGCCCGCAGACCAAACGGTGACCGAAATGTCTTTTGGAAACCATTGGACCAAGATGTGTTCTATTGTCGAAGAGCTTATGGGAACACAGCCTGTTGTGGTTAAACTTCATCCAACTCTCAAGAAAGAATGTGATGACTGGGAAAAGTATCAAACTAAGATAGATGAGTGGAGAGAAAATGGAGTTACAGTTTTTGATGACTTCCAAAGTTTATACGATATCTTACCCAAGACCAGAGTTGCAATCTTAGAGAACAGTACGGCGGGAATCGAATGTGCCATGCATGATGTCCCAATGATATCATACGGTTATCCAGAATACCATTGGATCACAAAAGACCTTAGACACTTATCACAGTTGAAGTTATATGTTCGAGATCTGTCTTGGTTTGATTTAGAAAGGTCACGTAGTTTCATTGCATGGTACTGTCAACAGTATCAGTGTTATGACTACGAAAGCACCTTCAAAAGGATTAAAGAACTTTTATTCAAAGGTTCTTGATAAATTGTTATAAATATGAAATATTATTTCTATTCAGGAAAGATGAAATGCCAGCCATTGTTAGACAACCATTGCGAACCTCACTTGCGAAGGATCTTCTAGCGAGTGTCCTTGGTCCTGAGTCTGACTACTACATCGGTATCGGCAAGTCCGATATCTTTGGTTCAGATGATACAGTTCCGGCACCTATAGATTCTTCAGCAGAAGAACGAGAGTTCAGAAACAATTTACAGTCCGTAAAGAAAGTTGAAGGTGCGGTGATGGTCACTCGCCGATATAACTGGACGAACGGAAACAAGTATCAGGGATGGGACGATAACGTCTCGCAGACAGGTAGCGAGTTCCCATTTTATGTCATGAACAGTGCAAAGGAAGTATACCTTTGTTTGTCACATGGTATTGATGATACTGGTACCCATCAACCGTCGACAGTAGAACCAAACTACTATACCGATGCAGAACAAGATGTCAATCTGGAACCACCAGAGCCCATGCAGTGGAAACCATTTATTCTATCTGACGGGTACACTTGGAAGTACATGTTCTCTCTGACTCCTGAAAATATATACACCTTCTTATCATCTAACCACATCCCAGTACAACCATTAGAAGATGAACTGAGTGATGGTGATTCTATTGAAGATCTGCAATGGCATGTTGCCGACAAGGCAATCGGTGGTCAGATCATTAGTATCATAGTTACCGATGGTGGTGAGGGTTATGACCAGAACAACCCCCCAGTTGTAAAGATTGAAGGCGATGGCACCGACGCGACTGCAACCGCAGTTGTTGATACAAACGGACAGGTCGTAAGAATAGATTTAGCATATCGTGAAACTGTTGGGGATATTCCAACTAGAAAAACAATCACATCATACGGATCGGGATATAGTCGTGCGTTAATAACTATCGAAGGTGGTAATGGTGAGGGCGAGGCCGATGCAAAGGCACGTCCGGTTATTACGACCTCTACCGGACTAGGTGCTGACGCATCATCTGATTTCAAAACAAGTTCGGTCCTAATGACTATCAAACCAAACGGAGATGAGAACAACAGGTTTATCTTAGAAAACTCATTCCGACAGATTGGTATACTCAGGGGTCCTAAGAAACAGGATGGTACCCCTTATACCGGCGCAGGTGATAAGTGTCTATCGTCATTCACCTTAAACAACAATGCTCCGTTTGATCATGGAGAGTTAGTTGAGGCGTCATCACCGTCCGGAGAAAATAATAGTCTTTTGTCAACGGGCGCAGTCGCATATGTCAATGAAGTTAAAGACAAGACAGTTTATTATCATCAAAATATGACTACAGGGTTTACTCCCTTTGGTCCTAACCACGCCGTTACTCAAGTGAGCAACAGCTCTAAGTCTGGAGTTATAGATTTCGTCACCGTAACATATGGCATCGACCGATACACAGGTGAGGTACTATACATCGAGAACCACCCACGCATTCGTCGTGACGCGGAACAACAAGAAGACATTAAAGTAGTCATCACGGTCTAGGATAAATCATGGCAATCGAAGATAACAAACCACAACCAGTAACTGACACAACATTTAAGATTAATTATCGTGACTACTATGATGAGAATGATGGGTATCATCGTGTCTTATTCAATTCTGGTCGTGCGTTACAAGCTCGAGAGTTAATCGAACTACAGACGATCATCCAAGAGGAGATCTCTCGATTTGGCGGTAACGTATTCAAAGAGGGTGCGTTAGTTAAACCAGGCGGCGTCACTGTAGACAATAAAGTCGAGTTCGTTAGATTCACCGAAACCAGTATAGTACCATCGGATATTCAGACACTCACTCATGATGAGAGTGGTATTAAGGCAAAGGTCCTTTCAGTAGATGTAGAATCCAAAACTATCTACGTGCAATACACCGACACTCTGGGTGCAGGTGGTGGTGAAACCGCACCAAGGTTTGCTGTAGGCGATCGCCTTGAGGCAGGAGAGGTAGCGGCATCGGGTCTTTCGACTTGGGCATATTTTGCTTCCGGTGACTACTTTGTTCAAGGACACTTCGTCCATGCGGTTGGTGGTGAAATGATCATCGATCCGGAAGGGACTAGTTACCTAGACGCAGATGGTAGATCTACCCCAATCGATATTGGTTTCAAAATTGAAGAAGTTGTTTTCACAGAGAGTGAAGATCCGGAGTTATACGACAACCAAGGGGACGTTGTAAATCAAACTTCACCAGGCGCACACCGTTACAAAATTATATTAACACCATCCACTCGCGAACAGTCCAACGAAAATAATTTTGTTTTTGTTGCTCGTGTCCTTAATGGCGAGATCACTCGTGAGGTCACAAGTCACGATGGATACAACCGTATCAACAAGTTGCTTGCACAGCGCACTAAAGAAGAATCCGGTGATTATGTTGTACAAGACTTTACCGCAGTCTTCGAAGATAAGAATGATCAGGAACTAATACTAGATGTCTCTGAAGGTATAGCATACGTAGACGGATACCGATTAGATATCGGCCGCACAGAAATAAATGTACCACGTGCACAGTCTTCAAAGAAACTAGATCTAGATAATATTCCAGCATCATACGGTAACTGGGTTTACCTAGACCTTTCTGGAACAACTGGTCTGGGTGATATTGCGAACTTCGGTAAACTCGATCTAATTGGATCTGACGGTGATCCGAATAATGTTTTGGGTTCAACTTTCTTACGTGGTATTGAAGAAGACCAATCTGGCTTCCGAGCATACATTTTTAATACGGTCACTAATGTTGATGTGTCCTTCAGTGAAGTTCATGAAATGGTTACCCCAGACGGGTCGTCCGTATTAAAACTAAGACGTGAATCAGATTCAGGTTCGACGATATACAGCACTACTGATAACAATCTTTTATTTCCATTGTCTCAATCGAGTCCAGTGGGAAGTACTGTAACCAAGATATCTTACACTCAACAAGTAGTGAAGGTAGGAGAGTCTCCTGAAGATGATAATACAATCTCTATCCTTGATGGTCGCGAAACTCAGAACTGGATTCTTTCTAAAGATGGAGTTGGCATTGAAGAGAATGTTGTCCCAACCTTATCAGGAACTTATGAGAACCTTGATGCGAACGCGACATACACTATTCTTTATTATCAGACAATACAACCTAGCAATAAGAGTAAGACTTTAACATCAACTACTATCAGTGTAACAAGTGGATACGATCTTATTTCGTCTCAGGTAGTAGATGGGTATGAGATTGAAAATATACTTCTAACAGTTAATAATCAGTCTTCCGATATCACCTTCATGTATGAGATGGATAACGGTCAACGCGACAACTTCTATGACTTTGTTAGATTTAACTTAAAGCCAGGCAATACTATACCGGATGGTGCTGAAGTCTCTATTAGATTTAAACACTTCGAACATTCTACTACCGGAGGTTTCTTCTCTGCGGCATCATATGGAACTGAAGCAGAAGGCCAGTTGACTTACGATGAAATACCATCTTACACTATGTCTAACGGTAATACGCAATCTCTACGTGACGTTATAGATTTCCGTCCATCGAGAAATTCAAATGGGACATTCAAGGTGATGCCTTTACCACAGAATGCATCTTCCCTTACTTTGAATGAAGTAGAGTACTATCTACCTCGTATTGATGTTTTGGTTGCTAACGTCGTTGATAGTTACGGTGATGTAGGATTTGGAGAACTACAAGTAATACAGGGTCAACCAGCAGTATCTCCTAGACCACCAGAGGTCCCAACAGGATCTTTACCTCTATATGTGTATCGACTTAACGCATATACTTTTAATTCAACAGATCTTACAATGGAGAAGCAATCCCATAAGCGATATACCATGAAGGATATTGCTAAGATCGAGAACAGACTAGAAGGTCTATACGAATTGACGACTCTAAGTTTACTGGAGTCTAGTACCCAATCAATGGATGTATTAGATTCATCTGGTAACCCTAGAACCAAAGCAGGATTCATTGCAGACAACTTCTCCTCGTTTAACTTCTCCGATGTGAATAGTGTAGACTATCGCGCGTCGGTTGAAACCACGAGTGGAGAACTACAACCATCATTCAGAGAGAATCTAGTTAGACTGAAGCATGACGAATCGCAAGGAAGTTCATCTCGTACTGGAGACTACGCAACTCTACCATACACTCACGCCTCGTTCATAACACAAGACGTGGCCACGAGTACAATGAACATTAACCCGTTCTCGGTCATCACACAGGAAGGTCACATCACACTATCACCATCAAGTGATGAGTGGGTAGAGACACAGACTCTGCCACCAATTATGCAGACCGTTGTACGTCGCACACCAATTGAAACAGGTTTCAATGACCTGTGGAGATGGGAAAACGCGCCTGGGGGCATTGGTAACTTCAGACAAGCGCAACGCAATCGATTCGAAAGAATGATAGACACCGTGTCGACACAGACACCTCTTGCTCGCTCAATTCAAGAGTTCGTTGGAGAACGTGTCGCAGGTGTTGAAGTCATTCCATTCATGCGATCACGTCTAGTATCATTCAAGGCAGAAGGTCTTCGTCCGAACGCGAAAGTGTGGGCATACTTCGGTAACCGAAACGTCTCTGCGTGGTGTCGACCAACAAACACATTCGTTGAGTTCTCGACAACTGATTCCGAAGTGGGATCGTCCCAATCATCTGCGACAGGTATCGTAGGATCAGGTCAGTTGACAACCAACGACAGAGGTGAAGTCGTCGGCGAATTCTTAATTCCAAACACAGACGCATTAAGATTCCGTACAGGAACTCAAGACTTCCAGATCTTAGACATCAACGTAAATACCTCAGATGCGAGACTGACAAGAACACAGGCTGCGGAGTCGTTGACAAACTCTACCGCTCCTTACACATCAACAGGAACTATCGAGTCTATCCAACGCACAATTAGAACCACGCGTATACCACAAAGAGTTCGTCGTCGTAAGGATCCACTCGCACAGTCGTTCTTCGTTGATCCGGCAGAGAACCCAAATGGAATTTTCCTAACCAAGGTACGCGTCTACGTACAGAGCAAAGACTCTACGATTCCGATGCAGGTTCAAATTCGACCAGTAGAAAATGGCATACCTACAACTACTATTGTACCAGGCTCGGTAAAGTTTGTCAAACCAGACGACATCACGCTCGCACCTAACACAGACATTGCAAGTATCCGATCTAACGGAACGACCGTTGAGTTTGACGAACCAGTATATCTAACCGCAGGGGAAGAGTATGCGATTGTCCTACTTGCAGAGTCGGTTGAGTATAACGTATATGTAGCACAGACCTACGAGACTATCATCGGTGGTAACGAAGGTAAGGTATCAAAACAACCTTCACTTGGTTCTCTGTTCATGTCACAGAGTGGTTCGACATGGACGCCAGACCAGACCAAGGACTTGATGTTTGAACTGGAACGTGCAGAGTTTGATGCGTCCGGTGCTGTACATTTAATCAACAGTGATCTACCTTCTGTATCTTTGGAAGATTCTCCATTTAGTACAACAGAAAGCTCTAATCGAGTATTAGTCAGACACGAAGGTCACGGTTTCACTAGATTTGATCAGGTAACATTCTCTGGATCTACTTCAGTAGGTGGTCTCGACTTAAATGGAACATTTACTATTGACAACGTGACTTCTACAGGGTATACTATCGTAACTGGTCAGACAACTACAGCTACATCAACTTCTGTTGGTGGCAGTAATTCAGTCATTGCGACTCAGAACGTTATGTTTGACGAATTCACTCCTCAAGTTTCCTCTATCATGCCTAACGGAACATCTGTGTCTTCTACATCACAGAGATGTAAGGGTGCATCATATGCTGGGGATGGAGAGAATGGTCGTAATCCAAATTCAAGTGGACTCTCATATAACAGAAATATCACTCAAGATGTTGTACTAAACGAAGTCAACACAGGATCACATCCTTCTGTTATCGCAACTACAGATAACAAACAGAGTCACAGTATTGAATTTATCTTGTCTCTTCAGACTTCAGACAGCAGGGTCTCTCCTTTGATAGATCTACAAAGAGTTTCTATGCTTGCTCTAGAGAATATTATCGGGGACCAATCGGAAGCGCAACACACCACAAGACCTACAACTATTGATGAAAGTTCAGTCGGTCTGAAAGTGGTCTTCGGTGCGAATAGACCGACAGGATCAACGTTTGAAGTCTATATCAAAACTTCTGTTGATGATGATTCTTTAGTCAATGCCTCTTGGATAGAAATGCCTATCGATAGTCAAGTACCTTCAGATGATAATATATCAGTGTTCCGTGAGTATGAGTACACACAGGAAACCTCTAGTCCATTTAATGCGTTCCAAGTCAAGGTTGTTATGAAATCAAACAACTCATCCAAGTCACCACGCATTCGTGACTTACGCGTAATCGCACTGGCAACGTGATGAATAAATACCAGAAGGTCGAAGGACACAGTAATCTAGTAAGAGACAAACAGACAGGGGCGATCCTAAACACCAACCGTGCAGAGATCGCAAAGGCGAGAAAAATAAAAGAGGCTAAGAGACTAGAGACGGAAAGAATGAACTCACTCACGGAAGAGGTAACCACTCTGAAGAACGAGATGTCTGAGATCAAACAATTACTTACCCTTCTAGTGGAGAACAACGAATGAGTCACGGCGACGACACAATACAGATCATTAACCTCGCGGACAATATCAACGCGGCGTTTGATAAGATCAACGAGAACTTCGAATTACTAGATGCGGGTCTAACTCGTGACGAAGTTATAGCCCTTATAACGGAACACTTGAATGGTAACCCTCACTTTGATGAGTCAGCCATCCGCGCATTCTTAAAGGACGCAGACCTTGATATTGGTAATGGTAAAATTACCTACAGTAACAACTATGCCACTTTTGGGGAATTGCCAGATGCATCTTCGTATCATGGTATGTTCGCTCATGTTCACAACCCGCCTGCCGCATACTATGCGCACGGTGGACAATGGATTGAACTTGCGAACAAGAGTGATGTTGGATCAAGTGATTTTGATGGAGACTATAACAGTCTAACTAATAGACCATCTATACCGACTGACTTAGACGACTTGAGTGACGTTCAGTTTAGTTCTCAAGTGTTGATCGGACATGTCCTAAAATGGGATGGAACCAAGTGGACTAACCTAGAAGACGCCAGCGGTGGCGGTGGTGGTCCAACTGACCCAGGCGAAAACGGAACCTCTTTCTATCAAGCGACAATCTACCAGAGGTCTCCAACTCAACCGACGACACCTAGTGGCGGTACGTTCGACTTCCCTACAGCCACACTAACTCCACCATCGGATTGGGAAGGAACTATCCCAACTGGCGACGATGACCTATGGGCATGTAACTTCCTATTCAGAGATTACCTATCGCAACAGGGAACTATCACTGCAACTGATTGGTCAGAACCATATAGACTGGCTGGTCTAATCGATGTCAACTCTAACGGTGAGTCATACGCACAGTTGTCTATCTATCGTAGATGGTCACCCCCAGAAGACGGCAGTGAGCCAGTTCTTCTTGCACCGGACGGAGGATCTTTTGATTTTGATCCTTCAGTAGAAAATCCTTTAACTCCACCAAATGACTGGTACTTGACTCCACCTTCAGTGGACGTTCAAGCGGGAGATTTGTATGTGAGCGCAGGCATCGCCACTACAAACGGATTAGATGAAGGAGTGACATTAGATACTAGCATCTCTTGGTCCAATCCACAGAAAACAAGCACTGGACTAGATGGACAAGATGGTCGATCTATTTTCGAGAAGGCAGTTTATCGTAGAGTTCAAAAACCAGCTGGATGGTCGATTGGTGATGATCTTCCCGCACCACCAAAACCAGTGGGGGGTTTCTTTAACTTCGGTGAAGAGGTCTTTGGTAAAACTGCACCGGACATACCCGCCCCACTAGATGACGCAGACGGCAACACCGGCGTTTGGTATGCTGGAGTCCCAACATGGGACCCAACTTCGGGCGAACCCGCTGGAGATGTATGGTCATCTGTCTATGCGTTCAGTGTCGTAGGTGATACGGGAACGGACATAGCAGTTGATGAAAACTGGAGCGAACCTACAATAGGTATTTTAGATAGCGTATCGACATATCGAAAGTCACTATACGCTCGTTCCGCAACTAGACCGACTACTGACTTTTCGAACAATAATGTAATTTATAGTTTTACTCACGACAAGTTCTTAACTATAGGTCCCGACACCGATGCGGTCAATGGTATCGATGGCCTTCCATTTTGGTATGAAGAGCCACCAGAACTAGACCTAGACGATCCGATGGATCTGTGGGAAGTAACAACCACTGCGAGTTTGATCGGGTATCTTGGAGAAGATAGAGATCTAACATTCGGAGATATCAAGCGAGTTCTTAACTATGCGATTGATGCAGAGGACGGATTCAGTTTTGTTCAGTTAAATGTCTATCAGTGGGCATCGACTAATCCAGGCGAACCACCTTCGGATGGCACTTTTGATTTTAGTTCTAAGACGTTTACTGTGCCTACTGGTTGGTATAGAAATGTTCCAGACCCAGATCCTAATGATGGCCCTTTAACACTATACGTCTCCTCTGGTGTCGCAAGTACTCTGGGATTGACAGAAGCGGACAATAATGTCGATAGTAATATTGAGTGGTCTACCGCAGATGCAACTACCGCAGGTGGTTCGGGCCGAGACGGTCGATCGACATTTAGGGCGGTCATCGTAACGAGAACAAACGATGTTCCGGTCAGTGATGGAGGCACTTTAGTTCCACCAACAGGAGGTGTTGTTAACTTCGCAGGAACCACCAAGACTGGCACAAGTCAAGAACTGTCAGGTGCTAATGTTGGAGGCAACACTTCATTCCCACCTAACTCAGTAACTCCTCCGGTTGGGTGGTATGATCATGTTTCTGATATTCCGGCGACCTTAGTTCCAGACGGAAAAGTCTGGGCGGTAGAACAAACTTTCGCTATCGACGGCGACGACTCTATAGATGTTGGTGGCACATGGTCCGAACCATACGAAGATCACAACAACGGTGAGGATGGTTACTCGACCTTCTCCGCATCTGTTTATAAAAGAAGTGCGGTCAAACCAGCAGCAGACGGAAGTGGTGAGTGGGGACCAGTCGGTGCGACATATAGTTTTACCGATGATGTCGTTGTATTTACAAACCAAAACATAACGGACGGTTGGTCAGAAGACCCACAAGAATCTAACGATGCGAAAGATCCTCTATGGTTGTGTCGCGCAACGGCAACAACCAAAGGTCTCACCGGAACAGACGCGACACTGACTTGGTCGGAACCAGTTAAGGTATCTTCTGACGGTGAAAATGGACAGCCTGGTTCTGGTATTGTTGTGGACTTGAGCAATGAAAACCATTCTATTACAGCACAATTTGATGGTACTCTATACAGCAATTCTCTCGTTGGTGCGTTTACCACTTTGCAAGCCTTTAACGGTGATGATGCAATAGACCTTTCGAACGAAACCATTGACATATCACTTTCTGAAGGTGTCAGTCAAGGAAGCGGACCTAATGATGTAAATTGGACAACCGCAGATTTATCAACATCAATAACTCACGTCGGCGCAAACGTTGATGAATTTACATTAACCTTTACTGTCCTGAATAGATCTGCCGTATTTACTCTAACTAAAATTAAAGCAGCTGCACCCGGCCAACCCGCTACAGTATATCGTTTAATAAACAGTGCTAGTGTTATTAAGTCTAATCCAAATAATACTGAACATGAACCATCACAACTTTTTGTTACCGCATTTAAGTATACTGGTGGACTGGCGCCCGCAATCGCGCTTACAGGAACGACATTAATATTAAAAACTAATGATGTTGATACAGTAGTTGAAAGCGCAACTGACGGTACATTGATATGGGATGTTGCTGATAATACTACTTCCATAAATGTAGAACTTTGGGTACCAGACACCAGCGGAGTGAAGGTTGATGAAGAAAACATTCCTGTCGTATTCGATGGAACTGATTCTGGAGATGTTACAGTTCCTCCTAGATTTGAGTCTGGTTATGTTTATTATCAAGTTGCTGATGGATCGACAAATGGTCCAGCAAAACCTTCTGCAAATTCATTCACGTTTGCGGGCGCTGGCGGGAACTCAGGAACCGATGGAGTCTTTGTAAATCTCACCGACGACTGGTCTGCTAACCCACCAGGCGATACGAATCTTGAAGGAACATTCTGGGCGGCCAGATTCACGGCATTTGAAGATACCGCCGGAGGCGGCACAGCGACAGGTGACGCAACAACCGAGAACGGAAACTTACACTTCAGCACTCCTTTCAAGAATTTCTCATTCAATGGTTTAGTGACTTTCGAGAATCTGAGTGATGAGTTGGTTAACATGGATGACCAAAGTTCCCGCATCACCACTATTGATGGTGGTAAGATTACGACGGGCGAACTAGATGCAGATAAAGTTGAAATCAGAAAACTTTCAGCTAAACAAGGCACTTCTGGAGAACGAACAGAAGTTAGTCAAGATGGAGTAAAAGTATATTCTGCCGGTGGTAATGGCGCGGGAATTCTAAGGGTTAAATTAGGAGATCTGTCATGAGTCAAGGTGTAGAAGTATATGATCCTACTACCGGCTCTGTAGTTTGGTCAAGCAACCAAAGACAGACTAATGTTCAAGTTTATGCCTACTTCGATTTAGCATCAAACTCAAATCCGACATTTACTTGTGCTGATGCGAACGATAGTTCTCAGGTATTGATAACATTCAAATCTACTAATTTTAATTTGATTCCGTCTTATGAGGGCGTGTCAGTTACCAATAGAACCTCTACAGGTTTTAATTTATCGGGAAACACCCAGACCGGATGGGTAATCGCAGTGAGGATTAGATAATGGCATATGGATTAAAGGTAGAGGGTACTGACGCTGGTGGAACTTTTCTTGTAACAGATACTGATAAGAATTTAAGAAACTTGCGCGTAGTGGACTACGGAACTAATGATACTCAAATTACTTTAGATTCCGCATTACAGTCCAACGACCTTTTGTTTGTTAAAAACCCACAAGAACCGCCTGGTGGTTGGGAAACCTATCAAAGATATTATACTGATCCGGAGGGTGGCCAGACGTTACAGCTCTATTGGACTGGACCAACATATTATTATATTACTCTATCTGAAGATGAGAAAACCATAAATTTCAAGGGCGGAAGAATAGGAAGTATAGGTGGTCAAAATAGAGGCTATGTAAGATGGTATGCCTATCAAAAATGGGATGTAGCCTTTGATTGGTTCCTAGTTCGTGATGTTGGTCAGATTGTCAGTGATGGTTTATCTAGTAACGAAACTCACGGTATTCAGATTTTAACCGAAGAAGTAAATGGTGTTCAGGACATTGCATTCGATTCTCGCGCAATTATTAATGACCAGACCTTTAGTATAAATGGAGTTGCTCCCGCATCTGGTAGCTGGTCATATGATAGTTTAAGAACTCAATTTACCTATGGTGAATCTAATAGTTATGTGAATATAGAACATACTGCCGTTGGCGCTTCAGCTTATGCTAATGGTGGTTATGACGGTACTTCGGGTGGTCTTCGTATTAGAGGAATACAAGTTGGTACAACTAGTGCTTTCGTTTATGAGGGGTTTCTTGAATTCGAAGTTGGGGGTGCTGGTATTTTTTGGTTCCCTAATAACGTAGCATTATTTTCTGCCAAAATGTATACAGGGGTCCCGTCCGGAACGGGTGCATCTGACGGTAGCGGTACAGACGACAGCGGAGACGATGGAACGGATGAATCTGGATCTGGCGTTACACAGCTTGTAGGAACTATAGAACTTGCGACAGGTCAAGATAATAAGATAACTGAAGGTACAGATCCTAGCATTACATACAATGTTGGAGTTAATATAAGTGGTGATTACAACTTAAAGGTTGTTCGAAACTCAGGTTCAGTTGGTGGTGGAGAACTATCCGGAACTGGAAAAACATTCAGTGGAACATCTACCTCTATGACAATCACTGCAAATAATGATAGTACTTCTGAGATTGGATGGCAAGGTGAAACCTTTACACTAGAACTGAGACTGGGATCTACACTTGGAGACGGGGATTTATTCCAATCAAGTACTTTTAGTTTATATGATGATGACTTGTCTGTAACGGTGGTGGGCACTTCAGGCACCCGTGTTGATATTGCTAATAACGCAACTACTGCTAATGTTATTGCGTCTTTTAGTTCGGTAGGTGATGCTACTGTTGCGGGAAGAATAAGAAATTCTTCTGGAACTATTGTTAGAAGTGGATTTAATTTTAACAATTCAGGTAATACCACAATCACGGTTGCTGCGGGACTGCCCAGCGGAACTGGAACTACGAGCGCAACAACAGCAAATTATACTCTTGAAGCATACACTGGAAATTCTTGGTTGTCAACCCCTTTCACTATTCGACGATTGGCGGGAGATTCATCAAGCAGTAATGATCCATTGAGCAATCCAACCCTATCAGGAAGTTCGTCCGTAACAATAGAATCAACAGAGGTAAGTTATGGTGTGAATTATTCTGGAATGCAGAGTGGTGAACAGATACGAATGGTGGACTCATCCGGTGCGGTTTCATCATCAACTACTACAGCATTTTACAGTTTAGTAACAGTAACAATTAATAACAATCTACCTTCCGCAGGTTCTAATAAAACATTTACTCCACAAGTAAAAGCAACTGGTGGAAATTGGACACCGAAGGTTGGTGGTAATATCACTATTACTAGACAAAGTGGTGGTAGTTACAATCCACCTACCCCAGGCGGCGGCGGTGATTTCGGTAACAATTGATCTATATAAATAAACTTAATTAGTAACAGGACTTTTAAAAATGTTAGACTACGTCGCATACGTGACAATTAGAACAGGGCAGATCAATAGATGCAGTGCCCCTCAATACAATACTCCATCAAATGGTACAGTAGTTGATGATGGTATTAGTCTTGTTGTCTACGTAACAAAAGATAATATTCCGGATGGATGTGAAGGTCCGTCTCAGCTTAGAAATGAATACACCTATGACATGGTAGAATATAAGTTCGTCCATATCGGTCTTCCGCCAAACCAACATGCGGAATGGAATCCGGAGACTGGTGATTGGTCATGGGACTCAGAACTTCTGGAACAGGACATCCGAATAGAAAGAAACAGATTGTTGACTCTTTGTGATTGGACTCAGATTCCAGACGCCCCATTGTCACTTGATATGAAGAATGCATGGGCAGGTTATCGACAAGAACTACGTGATATCACTTCAGACTTGGAAGGGGTGTCTAGTATATTAGACTTAAACTGGCCTACTACACCACAGTAATAATTGACAGAAATATTTTTATAAAAGTGCGGATGCCTCGGTTCCCGCACTTTTTTTTTATATAAATAACTCTTGTCATTAACCAATAAATCCTTTTAACTTAAAAGAGAGACGATATCGTGTCAGCATCTAGTATACCACTAAAACTTCAAAATGCTAATGGTGACCTACAAGAATTCACTCCATCGGATGAGCTTTATCTATCCTTTGCAGTGGGACAAGCATTAGTTGCGGCCGCTTCTAATGACGTTGGTAATATCAGTTTAACTGATGGCCAATCAATCGGTTCGTTTGTAGATTCTTACTACAATGAAATATCTGGCACCCACCCTGCTTCACAAATAACGGGTGCCTCAGTGACCACCACTCTGAAGCAAGTGAGTGGCCCAGCAGACGAATCCGGTGCAGACTTTGTCCGCCCAGTAGGTTATTACGACGTTGATCCAAACCCAGGCTTCTACGAAATGGTAGATGGGGATATGGACAACCTAGCAGGTCGTGTTCTGTCTAACTTAGTACAGAACGACTATATCGGTACTTTCAAACTGTCCGCTACTCAACCAAGTGCAGACTATACAAAGTTTATTGACTCTGTATTCTCTGACACTCATGGTAACGGTGGGGCAGGTACCGTAGTAACAAACTATCACATTTGGATGCGTACTTCTATGACGGCAGTTGCTCCAGTTCGTCCAGTAGCGACAAGCTACGACGGTTCTGGTTTCAACGGTCTACGTGAAATGACGGATGCGCAGATTCAGTACACACTGGGTCAACGTATTAAGTCAATGCGTGCTACGTCAGGATCGATTGGTTCATACCAGTTGCGTTCCACAGCACAAGGCGCACCGACAGTCCCAGGCTCATGGTTGCCTGTAGGTACTGCACAGAACACACGTCGAACTCCAGTTGATGTTGCATACGCAAGAACTCGCGTATCTTCATACAACCGTGCACGTGTTTCTGCATACACTCGTACTCGCGTATCTTCATACACGCGTAATAGTGTAAATACATTTAGTCGTACCTTTGTAGGAGACTACACTGGTGCATATTCACGCGACTTCGTAGGTAACTACTCGCGTGACTTTGTTGGGAACTACTCGCGTACTCGCCCATCATCGTACTCAGGTACATATGCAAGAACTCGCGTATCATCGTTTGCACGTACTCGTTTAACAGCGTTTACTGGATACTTTGCGGGAACTTACTCACGCGCACGTGTTTCAGTTTATACACGTAACCGTGTAACACCATTCACTGGTACATTCTCACGTAACCGTGTTTCAACATACACTCGTGGTCGTGTATCATCTTACGCCGGTACTTATTCTCGTAACCGCGTTTCTTCATACGTTGCAGACTATACACGCAACCGTGTTTCAACATATTCTGGAACATATTCGGGCACTTACTCCCGTCTACGTGTTTCTGCTTATTCTGGAACATACTCGCGTAACCGTGTTTCATCTTATGCTGGAACATATACGCGCACACGTGTATCTACTTACGCAACTGACTTTACCCGCACCCGTGAAGAGAACTTCGCAGGGACTTACACTGGTTACTATACTGGCGTATTCTCTCGTGCTCGTGTATCAACATATACGCGTAACCGTGTAACAGGTTTCGCAGGTAACTTCATTGGTAACTACTCTCGCAACTTCCAAGGTAACTATTCGCGTAACTTCGTGGGTAACTACTCTCGTGGATTTGCTGGAGATTACGTAGGTAACTACTCTCGCGTATCAACACGTACATCAACTCGCACACGTTACAGTGCTTACGCAAGAACACGCATCACTAACTATGTTGGTGACTTTACTCGTGATCGCGTCACTAACTTTGCGGGTAACTTTGTGGGCAACTATGCTCGCACCTTCGTAGGAAACTACGGTGGTAACTTTATTGGAAACTACGCTCGTGACTTCGTTGGAAACTTCGTTGGAAACTACGCTCGCGCATATGTAGGTAACTACTCTCGCGGATTCGTAGGTAACTACGGTCGTAACTTCCTTGGAAACTTTGTCGGAAACTACAGTCGTAACTTCCTTGGTGACTTCACCGGAAACTACGCTCGTGGTTTCGTCGGTGACTTCGTTGGAGATTTCGTAGGTAACTACGCACGTACTTCAACTCGTACATCGACTCGCACACGTTACTCTGCATATGCTCGTACTCGCGCAACGAACTACACTCGCAACCGTGGTTCTGCTTACGCTCGTACATCTACTCGTACTCGTTACAGTGCATACGCAAGAACTCGTGCAACAAACTATACAAGAACTCGTGGTTCAGCTTACGCACGTACTCGTATCACTAACTACGTTGGTGACTTCGCGCGTACATCTACTCGTAGCAGACCATCTACGTTCTCTTATGCACGTACTCTATACTACGCAGGTGACTTCGTAGGTAACTATGGTCGTACTCGTGTAACAAACTATACTCGTGCTTCAGCGGTAGGCGTGACCTATACAGGTAACTACACACGTAACCTATACTACGTTGGTAACTATGCTCGTGGATATGCAGGCAACTTCGTGGGTAACTACACACGTAACCGTGCATTTTCATACGTAGGTGACTATGCTCGTAACCGTGCATTCTCATACGCAGGTAACTACACACGTACTCGCGCAACGAACTACACTCGTAATAGAGTTGTTGCTGGTAACTCTACTCGTGTAAGCACAAACGGTGCTGGTTTTGTTGGTAACTTTGCAGGTAACTATGCAGGCAACTTTGCTGGTAACTTTACACGATCTACATCATCAACACGTACATCAACACGTGTTTCTACTGGTGCTGGTGGTCAGGTAACCAACGCATATTCCGGAAATAACTGGTCGTTAACTACAGGTTGGCGTTCGGATAGTGAAGGTGGAACCAATTTTGTTACCGTTTATATTAATGGAACTTTAGTTGGAGGCATGACAGGAAGCGGAACATCTCTGACTGCTGGCGGTGTAACATATTATCGTGCTGCTTGGCGAAACACGAATGGATTCGTATCACATTATGGTGTTACTTACCAATCGGGTGGTGCCTCTTATACTGGTAACTTTACTGGTAACTTTACAGGAACTGCTACTTACACTCGTACTTCTACAAGAACGTCAACACGTACTTCGACTCGTACCCGTAGTAGCACTTTCTACTACACAGGTGATTTTGCGAACTCAACAACTTATGTTGGAGATTTCGTAGGTAACTTCGGTGGCACGTATACTCGTACTCGTACCGGAAACTACACTGGTAACTACGCACGTACTCGCACTGGTAACTACACTGGTAACTACTCACGTACTTCGACACGCACACGTTATAGTGCTTACGCAAGAACTCGTGTTGCGACAGGTACTTACACACGTGACCGCGCTGCGACACTATACTACACAGGTGACTTTGTAGGTAACTTCGCTGGTGCATACTCACGCACATCTACCCGCACATCAACCAATACTGGTTACTACTCACGCACACTGACTTACGCAGGTAACTACGTAGGTAACTATGCGACAACGTTCACTGGCGACTTCGTCGGTAACTATGCGCGTAACTTTGCGGGTGATTATGTTGGTAACTTCGTAGGTAACTACGCTCGTGGATTTGCTGGTAACTATGTCGGTAACTACGCTCGCACATTCGTGGGTGATTTCGTAGGTAACTTCGTAGGTAACTATGCACGTGCATACGCTGGTAACTTTGCTGGTGACTTCGTAGGTAACTACGCGCGTACTCGTGTAACTAACTACACCCGTACTCGTAACTCTGCGTACACACGTAATCGCACACAGAACTTTGCGAACTCTTACGCTCGCACACGTGAAACAAACTATACTGGTTACTACACACGTAACCGTGCATCCGCATACGCTCGTACTCGTTACAGTGCATACGCTCGCACACGTGTAACTAACTACGTCGGTGACTTCACACGCGATTCAACCCGCACATCTACTCGTAACCGTGGTTCTTCATACACACGTGATCGTGTAACTAACTTCGCTGGTAACTTCGTAGGAAACTACGCAACAACGTTTACCGGAAACTTCGTTGGTAACTACGCACGTGGATATGCAGGCGACTTCGCTGGTAACTACACTGGTGACTATGCTCGTACTTCAACGCGCACTCGTTACTCCGCATACGCTCGTACTCGTGTATCTGCATACGTCCGCAACCGTGGATCATCATACACCCGTGATCGTGTAACTAACTTTGCTGGTGACTTTGTAGGTAACTACTCTCGCACCTTCTCTGGTCAGTACACACGTCAGTTCGCTGGTGAGTATGTTGGTGATTACGTAGGAACGTTCGCAGGTAACTACGTTGGTAACTTCAGTCGTGACTTCGGTGGAAACTACGTCGGTAACTATGCACGTGGATTTGCTGGTAACTACGTAGGAGATTATACTCGTGGATTTGCTGGTGAATACACTGGTGCTTATTCCGGAACATACTCTCGTGGATTTGCTGGTAACTACGTAGGTAACTACAACCGTGGATTCGTTGGTGAGTACACTGGTACTTACAACACAACGTTTACAGGTAACTACTCACGTGGATTCTCCGGACAGTACACACGCGACTTCGCTGGTGACTTTA